TCCGAATCCCTCGTCTTTTTCTTTTTCTTCGTCATCTTCTTCGTCTTGGTCACCGTCGCCGTCATCGTCGCCCATAGATTTCTGAATCATGTCAATCTTATTATCAGCATCGTTGTCACTAGGTCCGCCAAAGTTGTCAGCATCTGGTTCGTCGTGGTCACCTTCTGGCTCGCCATCAAGGTCCGGCAGCATCTTTAGCGGCGGTAATTCGGGCTTAATGCTAGTAATGCTCGGTCCCGGAGGAGTTAACATTGACATAGGATCCATTGCAGGGGCGGGTTGATTGATCATGTCGGGATTAACCTTTGTGATCAACTTCATAATCTGCTCAATGTTATCCATTCCCTGTGCATTAAGATTAACACTTAACGAAGGATGGGCCGGGGGCTGCTGAGCTTGGGTAGCCATTGGAGACGCTGGGGGCATACTGCCCATCATATCTCCGCATTCTTGTACTGAAGATTCGCCGACTGGTTGATCCAAGTCGCGCATTTTTTGCATTAGTTGATTAAAATCCATTTATATTAACTCCCTAGGGCACTCTTGGTGCCTGCTTTATCAATTTTGCCCTTAGGCAGTTTGTATTCACCTTCGCCGTTTTCTTTCTTACGAGCTTTGGCTGCTTTTGTTAAATCTTTTAGAAAACTCTTGTTAAAGTCGGCACCAAAATAATCTTTGTGATTTACTTTATCTCCGTCTTTATATTGAGTATCATCTAACAGTGCTTCGCCACTAGGTTCCAGACTGAAAAGATCTTGTTCGATTTCACCCGGCTCGTCGCTTCCACGAACACGGAAACATTCTTCACGTAGTCCAGTTTCTTTTAACTTAACAGCAAGCTCCGGCGATGTAATTGGATATTCGCAAACTACTTCGAACACATGTACTTCGCTGTTAGATTCTGTTGGAAAATCTAAAGGAGATTTTTGAATAGGCGTTTTAGATAGTTTTTCAAAAGTAATAACTTTGCAAACTTCTAATCTAGTCTTAAGATCTTCTTGGAATTTTTCTGGTAACTCGCCTGCAACTTTGATCTTAAAGCTGTAGACTTTTTTGCTCTCGGCAAGATATTCTTTGAAAGTTTTCATAGTAATATTTAGTCCTTTTGACCCAATTTTTTCAGTAACTCATTTCGGTCAGTAATGATATATCCCTGCCCATTGATTATATCATTTGGATCGTCACCGCCTGCATCTTTGTCAATTTTATACTTCTTCATTTGAAGGTCAATAGCTTTTAACTTCTTTTCAATCTTATTAGTTTTGGCAGTGATAGCATGTCCTAGCATTGAGCTAGCAACTTCAAAAATTCGACTGCTATATCGAACTTCTACGTTCATGCCGAGATCCATTAGATCATCGTAGGCTTTTTCAGCTTTGCTAGCAAGGGAATCAAGCTCTTGATCGTCAAGTTGATCGAGCTCTTTTATTTGGGGCAACCCTCTAGTAATCTCTGCAACAGCTTCGTAACTTTTATCCAACGAGTTTACTTCTTCATGTAGCGGTTTTTCGACTACAGGATGTTCAACAACTTCGGGCTCGCTGCTGTCTAGATTAAATAGTTCTTCTAGTTTTTTGGTCATACTTTACTTATCTACGTTTTCCGCCCTGATGGAAAATGTCTCCTTCATTTACAATCCTGAATCGGACACCTTGCTGCTTACACCAAGCATTTGCAGCTTCCCACTTGGCCATATTTTTAACATATTGTTCTTGGTTGTATCTGCTTTTACCAACAGCTTCTAACTTTGTTTGACTCTCTGGTTTTACTTCAACAACTTCGGCATGTCGTTTTTTATCTTTATCTATATAAACTATAAAGAAATCAGGAACATAGATTGTGCTTCTACCCGATAATGGATCTCTGTAGGGTATTTGAATGCTCTCACTAGCCCATTTTTCTACACCAGGATGCTCGTCAAGCATTCTCATAAAAACAAATTCCCAACTACTTCTAGCCAAAGGAGTTTTCTTTCCTACATATTTTGCAGGATTTTTCATTTCAAAACGGCCCTGTGCAAACTTTGCCATTACGGTGCTATATTCCTAATCTGAGATTCTTTATTTACAGCTACTAGTCTAAACCCTAGTGTAGATGTTGCCGGACGATTGTTGTTTAAAATCTCACCGACTAATGCACTGATTTGTAAACCTGTCAGAGTTTTTAGTGTGTCAATGATTTTAAAAACAGGAGTACCGTCTAACTTTGCCTGTTTCAGCAGGGATGCTGCTGTAACTACACTAGCATCTTTATCAAATCCTTTTGATTGAAAAAATCCAACTGCTGCTTCAACTTCGTTTGCCGAAAACTCTAAAGGTATTTGACCGTATGTATCAAAGAACAACTTAGTAGCTGCGGCACTGTCTTGATATTCTACTGGTGGTAAGTTAGTACTCATGATTATTAAGGTGTAAGTTTTTTCTGTGTTGCAATAACGGATGTATCATTTCCCGAGTTTTTCGGAAATACTGCACCAACAACACCGCCGACTGTATTTACAAGACCACTTATAGATGCAGGACTACTAATGACGTTAATGATCTCGCCTTTGATTCCTTCCTTGCTTAGATTCTTAAAGTTTTTATATGTGTTAATAGACTTAATGGCTGTGCCTAGGAATCCTCCGAGACTGCTGAATGCTACACCACTTGACACATCGCCAAATATCTGTTCCATTCCGTCAAGTGTGCCGCCGTCCCCTAACAGATTAGCAACCCCTCCGCCTTGTACAGACAGTGGGCTAGGTACAGTGTCGTAATGTAATGTTGCAAAACCTTTAGGGTTATTAAACGTTACTGTACCGCCAGTATATTGAACTGATTCATAACTGACGTTCATTGTATTTTCTAAAAACTCTCCAGCAGAATAATCTAGATTACCGTGCTGCCAGCTGGTTATTCTAGGATTAATCAATGTATATCCTAAAAATCTTTTACGACTCATTGTGTAAATGCTGATCGATTTAAACAGGTCAACTGACTTATTATTGTCCAGGCCGTATCTAAAGTTGTCTAGTGCATCTATCTTTGCACCTCTTAGGTGTGTTGCAGAGTATGCTTGATTGGGATTGTGACGATCAGCAAAGTATGTTCCATAATATATTGCCCATAGCGCATTGGTAATACCAGCATTATCATCATGAAATACAAAGTTTACAGGATCATAGTTTATGTTTTTATAAATTATCTTCTTTCTGTTGTACTGATTTTTAGTAGTAAAGTCGATTGTAAACTTTGGAAGGTCGCATCGTTTGACCAGCATACCAACTTCGTTAACATGGCGTTGAGAAAACATCGGGGCTTGGTGTGCTGTTGGATCTATTTCAAATCTAACATAGTATAAGAACTTAGTTCTAGGGGCCAGACGATAGGTATCGTCAACGAACATGCGAGTAGCATGTTGAAAGTTGCCCATAACTCCTTTAGGATTTATGATACCTTGTCCTACTTGTTTGAGGAAGCGAGTGAATTTATTTGCCATACAAATATTTACCTACAAAAAAACCCAGGGATTGCCTGGGCTTCTTGTTATCTAATCTAGATTAAGTTGATGAACCTTGACCAGTTGTTAACTCGCCTAGTGTTCTACCAACAGTTGTACCAACACCGATAGTACCAGCTGTATGAACAGCGTTATCATAAGTGATTGTTAACGCTACTGTAGCAACTTCGTTAGTTCCATAGTTCAAATCACCGTAGTTTGCATTTTGAATAAAGCAACCGTAGCACTCAAATGTTTCTAGAACTGCTGGATCATTTGCACCGTTGCCGCCGTCTAGGATTTCAATACGAGTAGTAAACTTGTAATCAATACCCGAACGAGCACTTGCCTGCTCCATGAAGTCAAACTGTTTCTGGATCTGTTGACCAACTAACTTGGTAACGTTGCCGTTAGCATCGTCACGTAGGTTAAGTGTGATGTTTTCCCAGTTGTACTTACCAGCTAGTTTGATCTTTGAGTTGTAAATGTCGATTGGCATTTCTTCAAAGCTAACTGTAGGACGAGTAACATCACTAACCTGCTTAGTTAGTTCGGTGCTGGCTTCAACACCAAATCCCAAAAGTATCACTCTAAAGCGATACTTTAGTTTAGGCATCAACAAGCCTTGGTTAGCAACACCTGCTGCTGGCTTAATTGAGTAGTTGTTTAACGATGTGATAGCCATTTATTAAATCTCCCCTGTATTCTTAATACGCAATGGAATGTAGATAAACTCGATCGACTTAACTGGCTCAATCGCAATATCAACATATAGTTCGTTACGGTCAACTCTGCTTGGTGTGTTATTTGTTTCATCGCAAACCACAGCAAAGTCATAGATAGCACGTAAACCTACTAGTTCTAACAATAGACTTTCGACTGCACCTTTGATTTCATCTCTGGTGATCTTATCGTTAGGTTCGAACAAGTATGGACGAGCCAACTTAGCTAACTGACTGCGTAGATATACTGTTAGACGTGCTACGTTTACTCTGTCTAATGCAGAAGCGTTTCTTGCACGAGTCTTCTGACCGAAAGCAACTAGACCAACTCCAACAAAGAATGGGATTGGGTTAACTTTCAAATCATACAATACATCACGAGTACCTTCATTTAGAGCAACAGTCTGGAATTCACCAGTTGCTGCATCAATGTATCCAACTGACGTTGCGTTGGTAATACCACCGCGTCTTGTACCAGCTGGTGCAAACCATGGATAGCTAACTTGATCGCTTAGAGCAATTGTGCGCAACATCATGTGTGATGCTGGAACAACTGCATTAGAACCACCTAGGTCTGTTGTAAATCCGTTTGGATAGTAAACTGCCGCATACTCGTCGTAGCTTACGATACCTTCGTCACCGTTGTCTGTAACCAACTCTGCGTTAGTACCCCAGTTTACAAGACTTGTAGCATCGCTTGGTAAGCGTAGTGGAGTGTCACCGATAACAAATGCTGTTAAGCCACGATCAATGTTTAGGTTAATCAAGTTGCTTAGTGCTTCTGGATATCCAGGAGCTGCAATAATGTTAAAGTTACGGCGTTCTTCATCACGGATTTCGGAGCTTGTATCGATTACAGACTTAACTGCTGATACAACAACCTTACGTTGCGCCTTGCGTCCGAATGAACCAGAACCATCTTCGTTGTTAGCACTAGCTGTTACCCAACGTGCAACTGCATAGTCTGCCATACTTTCGCCCGGTGCTGCACCAAAACGTGGGTTATCAGCGGTTGTATCAATATAGCTTGATACATAACGCTTGACGTTACCGCCGCTTCTGCGTAGATTCCATAACAACATACCACGTGGGTATAAGTCTGGATCTGGAGCATCTGGGTCTAGGTAATCACTAGTCAATAGTGTAGAAATCAATGCTGCTTGATCACCAGTTGCACCGCTGCTTCCGTAACGTGCATCAGCAAACAATACACCATCTTCTGTAGTCTGATCAGTCTTGTCAACTAGTTGCCATGCTAGTGCATCTTCACTCCAACGATACATTGTTGGGAAGTTTTCCAAATCTGCTGTGCTGATCCATAGATCGTTGTCAACTAGTGCAGAACCGTCGCTTTGT